TTGGGTTGAATATGACAATCGTGCAACATCTACTGTATATGAATTGTGGCTGGTGCTACTTCTTTGTATGGATTTCGTCGGAGACTGTGACCTCGAAGGCGACGGGGACGGAGAAGGCGAAGCCGACGGAGACCTAGACCGAGACTTAGAGTTGGACTGTGACGGTGACTTAGACGGGGACGGTAACTTGGACTTAGACGGAGAAGCCGACGGAGAAGGCGAAGGCGAAGCCGACCGCGACCTACCACGAGAAGGTGTATGCGACGGCAATTGTGAATAATTACGGCGACGGCGGCGACTCTCACTACGGCTCCTGCTGCCACCGCCACCGCCACCGCCACCGCCACCGCGGCTAGTACTACGTGTCTTACTTTTTTTTGATTTGTGACTTACCGACTCATTGACAACACCATTTTGCGCATCATCATCGTCATTTTCAAACCCACGCTGATATTCTATTTTATCACAGTCGTATCCTTTTAATGGATAATGTTTATTCAGTAAGACGAGCCGCTTCTGCACTTTTTCCCAACGAGAAACATCTCCATCTGGCCTAGATAACTCTAGATACATCGCCATCCGAAGAAAATTAGCCGGAGCATATCGAATCTTATTTTTGATAATGGCTTCCTTTGAAATTGCCTTGAATAGCTCGGGCGCCATTTGGGTTATATCGGCAATACCTGTAAAATTAACAAAAACCTTATAGGTGCCGAAATGAACACCGGCTTTTGCTTCCACATCTTCGTATCCGGCCTTATAATACATATCGGCCAATTCCTTTGCGTCCTCAAGCGCATTATCAGAATAAAAATCGTAGTCTGGCAGTTCAATATCCTTGTCATAAAATTGCGCATCTTCTGGAAGAATATTGTTGATTGCTGTCCCGCCATAACAAACCAGCTTTTTATCAGCGATGAAATTTTCAACCATTTCAATTATTTTTTGCACTTCCGGATCGCGCATCGTCTCTTTTCCTTTGCGGGATTCAACAAGGTCAACCGCATTTCTTAAAATTTCGAGCTCCTTCTCATCATATGATAATTTATCATCGTGTTCGTGTTTTAATTTATCTAAATAATGCGGTGGATGCATTTTATATGTATAATAAACATATAAAATATACTGGGAAGTGCGTGGGCGCGTGGACGGGCGCGTGGACGGGCGGGCGTGGTCCCCGAGCCTAAAACGGTGGAAGAGCGCCAATTCCAGGAGCAGATGCAGGCTTGCCCTCGAAGGATGAGTTCGGGTTCGGTGGCGCAGGTGGCGCAATTGTAATAGGAATGTATCGAAGATCCTTGGGCTTAAGTATAAACGCAAATCCAACCCCGTTAAACGCGCCCTCATATGCGTCTAATTTCTCATCGCGCGCCGATTCTTGAAAACACATTGCAACAATTTGACACCCCCACGTAAATGGCCCATTGTGTCCGACATTTTTGGGTTTAGCAGCTTTATCTGGTAATACAAGAGACATATTTTTCTTATTCGCCTCTTTAAATTGCTGCGAATCGATTCGTGTTTGTACATCGAAAAACGATTTCTTTGATAAAAAGAGCGAGTTTGAACTCATATTTACAAACTTATAAAACCCGGTCTTTTTATAAACAGGGTTCGTCCCGTCGACGATGATAATAATTTTCCCCTTGAAATCTTCGATGTTTTCATTGCCTAAATCATTAGACTGATATTCTCTACCATATTTCGGACCAAGCAATCGGCTTGCAATACCTTTACTGTTTTTAATAATATCTTCTAAATTATTGTACATTGTCACGTTTTGTGACATAATACGCATATGAATAATAAACGGATCTTCTGGATTCGGGCATTTTGCAGACGAGAATGCGTAACTTCCTAATACTTCAAATGCATCCGCCACTGGAATATTGTTTTGTGATTTTTTATTCGTATAATCATTTTGCGATGATGAGCTGATTACAGGTACATTATCAATAGAATATACCTCAAAATCGACAAACCGACATCCGCGCGATAATACATATAAACAAGATTCCATACTCAATGTCGAATAATCGAAATCGCCATCATTAAATGAGTTGTATGACGCCTTTATGTAATAGTCGCGAAGTTTAAATTTAAATGTGTCGTCTTTAGAGTCGCTTATCGATGTCAGTTTTACTTTGTCGTTATTTTCTAAACCTTCGATTACACCGACGGTTGATGCGACGCGCGGCGGCGGCGGCGGTTGCGGTGCATTGGGACTGGGACTGGGAAAATCCAAACTTGTCGCTGCTTTCATTCGCTGAAAAATCGTCATTTCATTTTCGGTGGTTTTATCGGTGTATCCTTCAGTTCCTGGTATCAGCGCGTTCGTCGCATAATTATATAATTGCGAAAATGGTCCGCCGCCGACCCCGACCCCGACCCAGCCCCCGAATCCCTCCTTTTTACTATTTGATTGTGCATTTAGTGTCTTTTCCATTATTAAATTATTCGCTTCGGCCAATATTTTATCTGTTTGACTAATAATATTTTCGGTTTCTTTACGTTCTTCTGTTGTCATTCCTTCGAATATGCCGTTTATCATATTGTCACTGCGATTGTATTTGATGATATATTTATCGTTTTCTTTCATTATCTGGTATATTTTCCATATTGAAATGAATAGAATAATGGCAAATATAAATAGAAACTCTTCTTTATAATTTTTTAGGTTCATTTGATTATTATATATTATGGATATTAATATTCGAGGGTAAAAAACCAGGGGTAAAAAACCAGGGGTAAAAAATAAAGGTATTTTTATATAAAGTTATAGTAATAGTATTATAACAACCATTGAAATAATATAATACAATGACGGGAGGGCTACTAAATCTGGTTGCAACCGGGAATCAAAATGTTATATTAAATGGAAATCCTAAAAAATCATTTTTTAAAAGTGCATATCTTAAATACACCAATTTTGGGCTTCAAAAGTTTAGAATTGATTTTGATGGTCAGAAAAAGCTGAGAATGACAGAAGAATCCAAATTCACATTTTATATGCCTCGATATGCCGATTTATTGATGGATACATATGTTTGCGTGACTCTACCATCGATATGGAGTCCGATCTATCCACCGGAAACAAAAGGACAAATGTGGGCGCCATATGAATTCCGGTGGATTGAAAATATAGGCACTCAGATGATCAAAGAGATTGTGATTTCAGTCGGCGGGACAACACTACAAAAATTCACCGGAAATAACTTAATGGCGATTATAGAGCGCGATTTTGATAAAACGAAGCGCGACTTATATGACAAAATGACGGGACACGTTCCAGAATTATATAATCCAGGTTGCTCTGGCGCACGGTTAAATCAATATCCGAATGCATATCGGACAGACAGTTCTGTCGGCGCTGAACCGTCGATTCGCGGTCGAAAAATATATATTCCGATTAATGCCTGGTTTACACTGTCGTCAAAGATGGCTTTTCCGCTGATATGCCTGCAATACAACCAGCTTCAAATTGATATAACAATGCGACCTGTCCGCGAATTATTTACGATTCGTGATGTAAGTGACCCTGACAATTACTGGCCAATTGTTCAGCCTAATTTCTCGAATCCCAAACATCAAATGTGGCGATTTCTGTACCCGCCACCGAGTATTGATTTAAGTCTTGATTCTTATGCGAATTATAGAACCGACTGGAATGCAGACGTTCATCTTGTATCTACGTATTGTTTCCTATCCGACGATGAGTCGAAAATATTTGCGGCGAACCAACAAAAATATCTGATAAAGTCGTATTACGACTGGACGTTTAATGATGTGACTGGGAATAAGAAGGTTAAGATTGAAAATTCGATGGGAATGGTTGCATCGTGGACAATGATTTTCCAGAGAAGCGATATAAATCTGCGAAATGAGTGGAGTAATTATTCCAATTGGCCGTATAATTATCTGCCGTATGATATTATTCCAGCACCGGTTGATGATAAATGGAAGTGTGGGCAAGTTACGTATGAAAATGTGTCAATGACACCGGGGGGTGATTTAAGTGATCGACCGAGCTGGGTGACCGATTTCTCGAACGATCATTACTATTATGACAAGTTTGGCAAAAATGACGGCATTGGTCCGGGTATTAATCCAAATGATTCTCGTTTAACCGGGTTGCATATCACAGGTGATTTTCAAAGTGAGAATGAACGCGATATTTTACAGACGATGGGAATTTCATTAAATGGTAAATACCGAGAGAATATATTGGACGCAGGTATTTATAATTATGTTGAAAAATATACCAGAACACGCGGAGGTGCAAAACCAGGAATATATTGTTATAACTTCTGTCTCAATACCGACCCATTGGAAACGCAACCTAGCGGTGCAATTAATATGAGCAAATTTAACCAAATTGAACTAGAAATGAGTACAATTTACCCGCCGATGGATCAGAATGCGGTTGTCCGGACAATATGCAATCCCCAAACAAACGAGGTGATTGGCATAAATAAGCCAAATGTTAACATTTATCATTACACGTATGATTTACATATATTAGAAGAACGATATAATGTAATTACATTTGTTTCGGGAAATTGTGGGTTAATGTATGCGAGATAATTCATTGAGGCATTCATTCATTCATACCCTACGGTAAAATAATTATTTATTTATCTACTTATAATAACAGTAAAATAATAATATTATTTAATTATCTGCTTATTATAAATGTCCGATCCCGAACCTGAAGAAAGTAACACAAAGGGTTTAGCTGAACCTATTGATTGGGCGGGTTCGGTTCAGAATTTTGCAATCGATACAGTTACTAGTTTTATATATGTGTTTATTATTTCGATAGTTGCAGTAAATGTTTTATTTTATGTCAAAGGTGGTCACGGAGATGTTTCATATAAGGAATTGTTTCCGACAGATCCGTTAGGGTGGCCGTATTGTTATACAGAGAAAACCGATTTTGCGAAATGTCCCACCAAGGGGGATGACGGTGAATTTCCAGAACAAAATTGTGGAAAAGGTATGTTTGGTGATCTACACAAAAAAACGCCAGAGGAAGGTGATAAATGGATAAAACCATACTTATTGTCTGCAGCTATTTTCCTGGAAAAGTTGTGTTTTAAGGCGTTTTGTTTAACAGAAGAACAACATAATGAAGTAAATAAGGCGGCTGACGATAGTTCACAAGCTACATTATTAAATGGTGTGTTTATGATGGGCCGTTTAAAACAATGGTTAAATAACACAACTGTGTATCATTTTACTACAAGTAGATATTTCTTGGTGAAGGTATTGGATATGGTGAAATACCTTCAAGATAAAATACCCAAGGAACTCAAAGATTATATCGAGCCGTTTATGGTGATCGTCGGTTTTTTTACATTTATTTTAATGTGCATCTATTTTGGGTTTGGTATTGTATCTATGATAACATTTGTAGCAATGATTAAAAATCAAACCCAGGATAAAACAATAGAATCCACGTCAGGAGGTGGATTTTTATGGACATCATTTACGGGTGGCGGGTTTTTCGGATTGATTCCATTGATGCTGTTTATTATTCAAATGATTCAGTTTGTAGGTACATTTGTGTTATATCCACCGATGTCAAATGGTGAGAAATATGGCGATATATATGCAACATATGTCCCAATCATATTTTTTGTGTTAAATATCGTGTTTATGATTAATGCGTTTATTCATTTTACACCGGAAGTTGCATTAATCATCACATTTTCATTATTTGCGTTGTTGTTGTCCGTTTACTTTCAACCAATGAGTGAGTTTAAAGACAAGTTTATGGCATTCTTGAATAAACCAAATAAGCCTGCCAGCATTCAGCCTCAACAACGACCACCCGCGTTTAATCCGGATTATAAGGGGCCTAAGCCTACTACTACTACTACTACTACTACTAGTCAATAGTCACCTCGGGTCAGGACCGATGGTAGTAATTTAGGACCGGTGATCAGGGTAATTGATGGGTGAAGAATAAAACGGACATAAAAACGGACATAAAACGGACTGTAATAATAGTATATAAACATTGCTGCTTCGATTATTATTATAATATTCATTCATTCATTCATTCATTGTAATTCGTCGCCACAATGCCCAAAGGTAAAATCGCGAATAATGAGCCTGCAAAGTCTACCCCCGAGTATTTTAAGAAGTACCCATTTGTGAGTGTATGCACTCCGACATTTAATAGACGTCCGTTTATTCCTGCGATGTTGTCGTGTTTTAACCTTCAAGATTACCCCCAAGATCGAATGGAGTGGATTATTATTGATGATGGAACCGACCCCGTCGAAGATTTGGTTGCGTCACACCCCCGTGTTAAATATTTCAAATATGACACAAAAATGACACTTGGAAAGAAGCGCAACCTTCTTCACGAAAAATCGAGAGGCGAGATATTGGTATATATGGATGATGACGATTATTATCCCCCGGAACGTGTTTCTCACGCGGTTCATATGTTAGTCACACATCCCGATGCATTATGCGCAGGATCGAGTGAAATTTATATTTATTTCAAGCATATTGGACAAATGAAAAAATTTGGACCGTATGGGCCAAACCACGCGACTGCTGGAACGTTTGCATTTAAGCGAAAGTTGTTGAAAAATAACCGTTATAATGATGATGCGTGTTTGGCAGAGGAGCGCGCATTTCTGAAAGATTATACGGTTCCGTTTGTGCAACTAAACCCGATGAAGGTTATTTTGGTTTTTTCACACGAGCATAATACGTTTGATAAACGCAAATTGTTGGTAAATGCAAGTCCAGAGGTTGTAAAAGATACACCAAAGAAGGTGATGGATTTTATTAAAGATGCCGCACTTCGCAAGTTTTATATGGTTGAACTTGAGAAATTACTGGTAGATTATCTTCCGGGTAGGCCTGAAATGAAGCCGGATGTTATCGCACAAACGCTTCAGTTGGAGCGTGAACGAGAGAAAATGGCGCAAGAGTATGAGCGTCAAAACTCTTCGGGAGGACAGATTGTGTTACAACAGGATGGACAGCCGCCGATGGCATTAACGAATCAACAGGTGGTCGAAATTATGCAGAAGCAGCAACGCGATATTCAAAACCGCGATGTGCAGATAGTGAGGCTTCAAGAAGAAATGAAACAATTGCGTAAACAACTCAGCGCGGTCGCGGGTAGCGCGGTCACGGGTAGCGGTGATAATGAACTAAAGGTTGTTGAAATTACAGAGAAGCAGAAGCCGGAGCCGGAGGCGGCGGCGACGTCGGCGACAAGTGAAAACACGACTGCATATCCACGCGACTTTATGAAAAGATATGAGGCATTACTAGATGAAAACCGAGTAATGAGAAAGCTTTTGGATGATCTTGGCTGCAAAGACACAGACGCGGGTGTGGATGCGGATGCAGGTGCGGATGCAGGTGCGGATGCGGATGCAGGCCCGGTGGTTATGGTATAAATAAACAATATTGTTATTATTTTCTATTACTGTAACATAATCCTGCAATTGCACTTCCGAATATTGCGCCAATAACTTCAAGAATCACTGTCATTATTATATATAATACCTGCTATTTTATTGCCAGATATTATATCGCTCCATTACTCCGCTCCGCTCCGTTTATTCTTTTGAAATATCCACATTAGTGATATTCAACATCAACATATTTGTCTTTGTTTTATGAATTATAAATTCATTGTTTTTACTAGCAGCGCTGAAATTTTCGCGGATAAGGCTTAAGATATTAGAGACATCAAGTTCATCTTCTTTTGTTTTGTATTCATCGTTCGCGGGACGCTCGTTTCTTTGTTTGCGCTTATTACGTTTGTTTTTGCCGCCCCCGACGGTCTCGTCGTCGTTGTCGTTGTCGTTGTCGCGGTTGTCGTCGCGGTCATTGTCGTCCTCACGATTGTTTCCACCTGATTGTTTTTTATTGGTTTTCGATGATTTCTTCGGCGGAATATAGTCCCAAACACCAAGCGCTTCAATGCATTTGTTATTTGCGTCATATACTACAGATTTAGTATCGAACACCAATGCCGTATTGGGTGCGTGACCATAAGGCTCCAAATCAAATTCGGTAATATCGTCGACAATATCCAAAAATTCACGGCCACGAACATAATTGCGAATATACCCTGCAATTTCAGGTGTAATCTTCACTGAAACACGTTGAAGTTCGCCTTCACTGTCGCTGCTGCTGCCGCTGTCACTACCGCTGCCACTGCCACTGTCACTGCCGCTCTCACTGCCGCTGCCGCTGCCACTACCGCTGTCACTACCACTGTCGTGGTGTTTTTCCGGGTTGGTGGTATGTTTATCAAATGTAACATTACGCCCACCATTCTTCTTATTGGTGGTTTTTGCAGGATATAATGTAAAACATTCTACGTCGATATCCATCGACATCATATATTTGGAGTCATATGAAATAGATGCACCCATTGTAGTGATATAATTTTGTATATTCGCTATATCTTTTCATATTACATTAAACGCGCAATTGTCCTAAACAAAACGCGAAATAAACTACGGTCCATTCAATCGTCATTGTCGCTATTATCAGGATTTGTATTCATTGTACTGTAAACGTTAATATTGACGCCATTGTCACTGCCATTGCCATTGCCATTGTCATTGTCATTGTCATTGTCATTGCCATTGTCATTGCCGAAACAATTGTTAATTTCATTGGCATTTGAATTTATTTTTGATTCACTTTCGACTGCATTTAATAAATATTTGTCTAAATAGCGATAAATCCGGTTAATATCTAATTTCGTAATCTCATATGTTTCCAATAATCGCGGAATTTCATCTTCTGAATATTGTTTTCGCAGTGTTAAAAAAAAAGCAAACATATCTTTCTGGTCCATCGATAGTTGCATACATAAATTTTGAATAAATATAGAATTATTATATTCTGTGCTATACTTGGTTAAAACCTTGGTAAATCGAACTTCGGTTGGATTAAATTTTGGTTTTTTTGCAAAGGCCTGGTGATACAACTGATTATTGTAAAACGTTTTTATCAATGAACATAATTCATTGAATAACCATATCTGTTTTTGAAATGTGATTCTATCGAAATAATCTGCTAAACATATATTGTCTAATACTATCTGGTAAAATGGTATAGATTCACTGATCGGGAATTTTTCTAATACATCAATTATATTTTCGTGCCATAGCAGACCAATAATCGTGCGGTCAGTTTCGTTGATTAGATTGTTATGTTCGCAAATGGCAAATGGCGTGTTTATTAATTTTTGTGTGATTTTTTTACTATCTTCATTGTACGTCTTCGGCTGGAAAATGGCTTGAAGAATATTTGTTTTTAATATTTCGTGATGTTTTAGGTTCATTTCTGTAATCGAATTTAGTTTACGTAAGTTGCCTTGAATAAATGAAACAATGTTTTTACGAAGTAATGTATCGACTTTCGGTATTGAAATATCGATGAGTTGATTCATTTGTTGTGGTGTCGGTGTTTTCAATTCATATACGTGACACACCTTCATCAGTTCTTTGATTTTTTTGTCGATGTGATAATTTCCAATGCATATAATCGGGTTCATTGTTATTTCTTCTTGTTTTTGTTTTTTGGTTTTTTTAGGGCGGATAAGTTTGATAAGCGATGTTATTCCGCCTTTATCGCCGTTATTCATTCCATCGAGTTCATCCATCACGATCACGATCTTTTGAACCTTTTTCTGAAAAACCGACATAATGTTTTTGTCAGATATATTATGCTGCGTGATCGAGTCGATGATCGATTTGTTGCGAATATCGCCTGCATCATATTTTATAATATCATAATTCAGTTCTTTTAATAACCGATTTACAAATTCGGTTTTACCTGTTCCTGGTGCACCATAAATATAGATACCTCTTTTAAAAGTAAGATCCTTTTTGTTTTGTTGGAATGCTTGAAGGAATTGTTTAATATGATTATATATTGTTTCGCGGCCGAGTATTTTATTGAAGTTCGCCGTATTCATTATCGCGGTCGCGGTATGTAATTATTCTGTTTTTATTCTTTTATGTTGTAATCTTTTGTCTTTTGTCTACAACCGGTGTCTTTTATTTACCAACGGACTAATCTTATAATGTGTTACTTATTATATTTACCATATTTAGAACGAATATCTATTTCATTTTTTTCTTTCCGTATATTATAAACAAACGAGTTTATTCTATTTAACATAACAATGAATATGTTTACAGATATGTTCACACCTCTCGACAAGGATTATTGCGTCCTGTTTTATTGGCTCACTGTTGTCAATTTCGTGTTTCTGATTATTGCAGCTTTAGGATTTGTCGTTTCATTGGTGATGTTGTTTAGAAACAAAGTGACAATGATGAGCACAATGTACTCGTTTTTGATGATTCTCGTGTATGGTCTTATGTATTTCCAGTCTCGCTTGTTCTATTCTATGTGCGTTACTGGCAATATGAAGGCTGGCAGTTTTTTTGCTGGCGCACCCAGTGACTCTCTTCCGGCTGTAGCTAAGAGCGCATCTATGGCTGCTCCTGGCGCTCTTCATATGTAAATCGCTCAGTCGGTCGGTTGGTCGTGTATTTTTGTATTATTTGTAAAATAACACAAAATGATTGCATTCCATTCCATTCCATTCCATTCCATTAGCATTTTAAACTTGAACTACGAGTACCATCACCATCTAATATACCTTCCCACGGTACATATCCTGATGTTAATGCCGAGTTTGCGTATTTTTTACCGGTTATCGCCTTGTAATTCTCGCAATTATTTACCACGGTTGGGATTGTGGATGATCCATACAGACCGTACGGGTCTTTGCACGTAGTACCGGCTGAATCTAGCACCCATCTATCAGGGCATTTTGAAACCTCGGGCGGCCATTTTTGAGAATTCTTTGATTTCCATAATAAAATTGCGACGGTAGCCGTAGAGATTAACAGTGCGATTGAAGCCAATAAAAGAGCCAATTTTTGTATTGTCATATTGAAAATGTTGCTAAACCAACCACCTACACCGCCGTTGCTGCCGTTGCTGCCGTTGCCACTACTGCTCCCGCTGCTCCCGCTGCTAGTGCTATTTCCAAACGCTGAAGAACCAGTATTTTTTACTTCTGAAACCAAATCGTCCATTATTGTATTTATTATTAAATAATATATAATATATAAATCTAATATAATATAGTAAAATAAAACAATGAACCGATTCGAATATCGCCAAGTTCCGGAAAATACCGTTATAGGACAGCCTAAAAATGGGCGTCTTGATATTATAACTCCACCGATTCAAGACCAATTCGCTCTTTATGACAAGAATCCGGTTCATCAATGTGTAACATATCGCGATGCTCTAAATGGTATATGGGAAAATACGCCCCTTTCGAATGCATATTTTAGCAAAGAAAATATGCAAATTATACAAAATGGAATTCGCGCAGGTGTTTATCAACGCTCAAATGGTAAGTTTGTAATTGGCGAACAGGATTGTGATACATTACGCATCATTATGCGGACGATCTTTCTGCAAAATGCTACAAATGCGCCGACAAGTATCCGCGAGCAGATTATCGAATTGAATGGCCTCGTGTTCGAGTACTGTGTTCCTCGTATTCACGGCGAGGCAGAAGGTTACATACAATACAAACGCGATGTCAGTAATATGTATACACCGATATCAAGGCCGATGTTTTCTGATTATAAGCACAAAACCCTCGAGTTAAAACCCTGGTTTTAATGCCGTGTCTAGGCGATGCCGCGAATAAAAATAATGTAGGTATTATTATTTTTATTTATTCTAGATATTGCAGTGTGCTTCTGCGTTCATATATATTATTGCTTCTTCACCGTCAGTTTCTTCTTTACTTGCGGTCCTTTCGCATTTACCGCCGACGACCCCGTCGCCGCCGCCTCCGCTGCATCCGCCCATTTCCGATATTCCTGCTCCAATTCATCTAAATCTTTGCACCACAAGTGCTGGATCGAGGTTTCGTATAATTTCGTATGTGCAATACGTGTCGTGTCCCGTTCCGCCAGTAGTTTCGTCACATTTTCTTCCGTTACACTATCCATCGGCATCTTTAGCAAATACCTGTATTCATCATCGCCTTCGATATGTTCGTAACCGCGTGTCTTCAGCAACTCAAACACAACGTCCTTCGTCTTGCGGCGCATATCCAGCTTGTCATCGAGGATTTCTTGGATATATTTTGCGCGGTTTGAAAGCACCCTCAGCTCGTTGCTTAGCTGCGCGAGAATCGCCGCTTTGCGCTTTGAATACATCTCAAGTCGTTCCACATAATAATCATCAATAATGTCGTATATATTCGCATACTTTTTCAGTTTTTCGTGCGCATCAAACAAGTTCATATTCGTCGTGGATTGTGTTGTGTAGAGCCCGAGGATCTTTTCCAGTTTGTTGCAGCAGCCAAAATCCGCCATTGTTTCGCTAAGCTGTTTCACCGTGTGTGGATATGACGGGTGAAATGTAACTGTGATGTCAACTACCGTGTCAGTAGACATATCCTGGTATTCTTTGATGGTCGGTACATTTGCACTTCCGGCTGCTGCCGCGCCTCCGCCACTGCCCGCAGATGCCGATGCCGATGCCGATGCCGATGCCGACGCCGACGGCGCATCCATTAGCCCCTCCAGAAACTGTTTGTAATCATCTGTCCAGGTTCCCACCGGCAACTCGGTAATTCGCACTTTACGATCGGCGATAATCTCATAGCACCCCTTAATCAAGTATCGTGCCGCCGCAGCGGTAGAGGTCGCGGCCGTGGTCGTCGCCGTGGTTGTCGCCGCCGTCGCCGCAATCGGCTGGATTGTTCCCTTAAACCCTTTGAAATACGGTTCAATCGTCGGACGGTCTCCTGTCCCGGATCCTCCTCCATTCGCAGCCTCCATAAGCATCGCGCGGATATAATGAATGATTTGCAGCGGATTGTGTGGCATTACATCCGTGCTAAATCCAGTTCCGATTCCCTTGGTTCCATTTACCAAGATCATCGGAATAACCGGTCCATAATACATAGGCTCCACCATTTGTCCGTCATCGTTCAAGTAGGTCAAGATCGCGTCGTCTTCTTGGCGAAAGATAAGTCGCGTCAGCTTGTTTAGCTGAGTGAAGATATACCTTTCGCTCGCTGAATCTCGGCCTGCACAAGTACGAGTCCCAAACTGACCATTGGGCTCGAATAAGTTGATATTGTTACTGCCAACAAAGTTCTGCGCCATTCCAACAATCGCCGCATTCAAACTGGCCTCGCCGTGATGATATCCTGACTGCTCCGAAACATATCCGCTAAATTGTGCAACCTTGATTTCGGTTTTAAGCCCCCCTTTCTTGAACGCCGCATACAGGATTTTACGCAGCGAGATTTTATGTCCGTCCATCAAATTCGGAATCGACCGCTCATTGTCGTAGATCGAGAAATGGATTAGACCGCGGTCGATAAACTCTTCATACGGGATCTCCGGCTTCGATGTATCCAGGAACGATTCGCGCGAGTAATTCGAAAGCCATTCCTTTCGGTCATCCGCGCGCTTTTTGTTGAACGCCATATCAAGACGATTGTCACTCTCCGCGCCCGTATGCACAAAACTCACCATCTTCTTGTGCTCGAAATACTCTTTGAATTCCTTTCCTGTGCTCGTACCCAAACCTTTATAATATTTTGTAGTCCAACCACTCGGTATAACGGCATTCTGAAACGTCTTCTTCCAATTCTCAAATTCGCCGTCATTGTAAAATAGGAGCTCTTGCTGCCCCTTGCGCGCCTTCAAAATCGGCGTATTCATAAACCCGATAAACCCGGGGATTTTTGTAAGAGACGGCCACTCCGATTGAAACAGATTGATTCCCAGTCCTTGGATATGTGCGCCATCCAAATCCTGGTCCGTCATAAATAGCACCTTTCCATAACGAAGTCGTGTTGCAACATCCGCTTGCGTATACACCTTTCCGGTCTCCAGACCTAAAATCTGCTTGATTTCGGCAATCTCGCGGTTCTCGGAAATTCGCTTCGTTGATTCTCCGTGTACATTGAACAGCTTTCCTTTCATCGGATAAACACCAATAAAGTTTCGGTCATCCTTGCTCAAGCCGGAAACAATACCGGCCTTTGCCGAATCTCCTTCACACAAAATAATCGTGCATTGCGCGGATTTGTCTGCCGACCCCGCATAATTCGCGTCGATTAATTTCGGGATTCCGCGGATGGTTCGCGTTTTTGCCCCGTCCGTTTTCTTCGCCGCTTTTGTGTCCTTGACTTCAGTAAGCGCACACGCTGCGTCCATCACGCCCATCTTCGACAGCTTTTCAATGAAGTCGTCGCTCACTTTGCACGTTGATCCGAAATTGGCGACTGCAGTGCCGAGCTCATCTTTGGTTTGGCTTGAAAATGATGGGTTCTCAATATCGCAGCGCAAGAAAACCATCAGCTGCTCCTTGATCGTATTCGGCTTCACATCGACCTTCTTCTTCTTCTTGATCAGCTCCGCAAGTTTGCGCACGATTTGGTTCGTAATGTACTCGACGTGCTTACCGCCACGCGGCGTATAGATTCCATTCACAAATGACACGTGACAAAACTCGTCTGTCGGGGTGAGACAAACAACATACTCCCATCGTGGATCCGGGTTTTCATAGATGCGCTTCGTCTCCCCCTTTCCGCCGATATACAGATCGACGTATTGTTGAAAATGTCGGACTGGAATGACCGACCCATTGTATTTCACTTTCACGGTCTTGTCAGTCACTGCAGCAATGTCGTATGTGCGCTTCAGGAAGAGCGCGAGCATATCTGGTGTCAAATTGTTTGACGGAAGCCCGAAACGCGCATAATCGGGGCGAAATGATACACGAGTATACGGCTTGACTTTGGTTTTCGTGACAATCGGCGGGACTATTTCGTTGAGATTATTGCGGAATTCCTGGACGTATTTGAGCCCTCTTACGTGGTCAACGGTTTCAACGCGCCCCCAAACCGACCAAATAAGAACCAACTTGAATCCGAACCCGTTTTTCCCGCCGACGATTTTCTCTTTTTTGTTTTCGTCGTAATTCGTCGATGTGCGGAGATGGCCGAAAATCATTTCCGGAATCCATAGCTTATGTTCAGGATGCTGTGCAACGTCGATTCCGTTGCCGTCGTTTGTCATATGAATTGTTCCATCACCTGCGTCGATTTCGATTTCGAGCGTGGTGACTGGAATCGCGTTCGGTTTTCCGTCGGCGAGTGCCTGTGCTTGTCGGACAACGTGGTCGCGCATATTCACCATTCCTTCATCGAATAGTTTGTATAAACCGGGGATGTAATTGATATTACGACGAACAAGTTTAGGAAGCGCCGTAGTTGCCGCAGCCGCACTTTCTCCGCTGCCACCGACACCGACACCGCCACCGTCATCATCGGCGGGACCGGGACCACCGGCGCTGGCACCACCGGCGTCCATCACATATTCGAATCCTTCGGTAGGTTCAATCGTCCCAATATACGTGTCGGGTTTTTTCAAGATATGTTCTTGGTCGGTCATTTTTTGATATTTCTGCAATTCTTCGGCGGCTGCGCCTCCACCACCGGCACTTACCTTTTTATTCGTCTTTGCTGCTGCTGCTGCTGTTGATATGGACATTTGGATAAAGAATCGATACGAAACGAAACGGATCGGATCGCCACTACTTGTACATTGCGATTTTGTTTAATTTGTTTTCAATTTTATTGTCCGTGTTATGTATGAAAATCTTATAATCATCTTATTATAACCTAATAATCGAATCATTGAATACCGGTTTCTACTAATAATAATGTCACACGCGCCACGTTATCGTTTGAATACCGGTATATGCAGTACTGTTTATACGGTTGGATCGTCACAAATTACGTATGACTCGTGCGGCAATCCTGTATTAGTAAATCCGGGCGACCGGATGCCTTATATGAAATGTCCGTCTCTTGCAAACCCGACTGCGGGTATGGCTACATCGACCAATAATACAAATATTTCCAAAAAAATGCGATTTGCGCAAGAAATCCGCGTGGGTTCTGCACTTAAGGGTGGTAAAAGTTTTTATTCTGTAAATAAGACGAATAAATACGGTAGTTGGCAAGGTGCCCCTGG